TTATGGCGTTGGGTCGCTTATCGTGGAATCAATCCGCATATTAAGCATTGCCATATCTCTTTCACTAAGAAGGGCGATGCAGATGGCTCGTTCTTTAATATCCCAATGATAGGCGGCACAGCATGAACATGAAGAACCCTTACCTAATGAGCATAGGAGCATTCCTAGCAGTATGGGGAACTACCTCAAACTTCTCTCTGGACTATCGGTCTATCCTTGGCTCTCTAGTCGCTGGCGTATTTGGCTACGCAACGCCTAAGAAATGAACCAACAAGACTTTTTCACGCTCTACATTGCCACGCTTGGCATAATAGGGGGTCTATCTGGGTACGTCATTACTCATTTACTCTCAGAAATTAAGCGACTTAATTCGCGTGTCGATGAGATTTACAACATACTTCTTGACCGATAATTATTGGCATGGCAACTAAGAAGAAGGTCATAGACCTAGACACTTACAACGCTTTAGACGCATGGGCAATAACTCTTAACGAGATGTACAAGGCGCTGCGTAAAAGCGGTTTTGCTATAGATATAGCTCTTGCCATTGTTACAGATCGTGACGCTTATCCTGACTGGATTCTTCCTTCTCTGCCCAATCGCATCGACAACATACCCTACGAGGACGACGACGAGGATTAAATGAAACGCACTATTGTCATTCCTGACTTGCAAGTGCCTTATCACGACCGACACACCGTAGCCAATATCTCGGCTTTCCTATCTAAGTTTAAGCATGACTCAGTTGTAATTTTGGGCGATGAACTAGACCTTCCTCAAGTCTCAAAGTGGGAAGAAAATAAAATGGGTTGGTTTGAGCAGACCCTAGACGATGACCGCAACGAGGCTATTGAAGTCCTCTGGTCTTTGACTCAGTATGCCAAGGAAGCCCACGTTACGCGATCCAACCACACAGATCGTTTGTACAACGTCATTATGCGCAAGATACCTGCATTCCTAGCATTGCCTGAATTACGCTATGAAAAGTTTATGCACCTAGATGAGCTTGGCATTCAGTACCACAAAAAGCCATACGCCATCGCTAAAGGCTGGATTGCTATCCATGGGGATGAAGGAAGCATTAGCCCTCACGCGGGAATGACCTCATTGACACACGCCCGCAAAATGGGCTTCAACGTAATCTGTGGGCATACGCACAGAGCGGGTCAGAGTGCCTTCTCAGAAGCCTCTGGAGGCGTTTTAAGACGTGTTCACAGGGGAGTTGATGCTGGACACCTCATGGACTTAAAACAGGCGCATTACACGCGAGGGACGGCTAATTGGCAGCAATCGTTCCAGATTATGACCGAGGACGTTAAAGGCGTACAGGTGGACATGATTAACATAGAAAAGGACGGGACGTTCATAGTCCATGGGAAGCGGTATGGAAGGGTTCGCTAGACCCGATTTTGGGGACGAAGATGTGGATAACATTGTTATCGTTTCGTTATCAAAAAGGGGTTGTTGTCTAGTCCGATTGCCGTAAAGTTCTTCTCGTAGCCAAGATATGGTTACAAGAAAGGGCTCAAATGTTTTCTACAATCTCAGAAGTAGAGCAAGACTTCGAACGCCTTACAGAGACTTCGATGCTATTCCACGGATCAGACTGGGAAGCTCAAGAAGGTCGTTTTACAGACGGCGTCATTAACTACAGCCACAAGTGCGTGTATTGGTTCGAACGTTATTCAGACGTCGTACTAGCCAAGGCGCTGCTCAAGGGTATGCAAGAGGAATACACAGTTCTCTATGATTCAGTAATGGAACAATGGATTATCACTTCAACTTATGCAACAGAAAGTTGGAGATAATGAATACAGATCATGCACTCGTTCTTATGGGGCTAGTCGGTGCATTTACTGGCTTTCTTCTTGGTTACTCAAAGGGACACGAGCACGGAAAAATTGCGGGGCGTATTGCCTACCGTAAGACTCAACGCAGCTTGCAGCAGGTAGGGCGATGAAGGCAGATGAACTACTTTCCACAGCAAGCGACACTATCCGTGTCCGCAACCATACTCACGGTGACAGTAAAGACAATATGCGCCGAACCGCAATGCTCTTATCTGCATATCTTGAGACTCCGATACACGACTATCAAGTCGCCATCATCATGCAGCTCGTCAAGATTAGCCGAACACAAGAGTCCCCATACTTGCTCGACCATTGGCTCGACCTGCTTGGTTACGGAGCTATTGCAGGAGAACTCGCCCTATCAGAGGAGATTGACTAATGTTTGATTTAAGTTCTTATGAAACAGTTGCCGATCGTGTTGCGAGGTTCCAAAAATTGCACAAGAGCGGCAGGATTGTCACAAAGGTTGTAAGCCTTGACAATGCAAAAGGCGAAGTCCTAGCAATGGCAGAGGTTTATCGTGAGCATGAGGACACACAGCCAGCAGGTGTTGATTATGCTTTTGGAGTAGCTGCTACATATCCGCAGTCCATGCGTAAATTTTATCTGGAAGATACGATTACAAGTGCTGTGGGTCGCGCTTTAAGCCTTGTGCTAGACACAGACAAAAAGCCAACACGCGAGGACATGCAAAAGGTGCAATCGCACAATGAAGTAAAGGCTAAGGTCGAAGAAGTAAAGGCTAAGATGGCAGACACATCTCAACAATACGTCCCAGTAGCAAAGGCAGATGATCCATGGACAACGTGGGAAGCTCCAGCACCTCAGACTATGGAAACAGCAGTCGAGACGGTCAAGTCGATACTTGGCGGCACAATGCCAGACGAGAGTTGTATTCATGGGGCTCGAATATGGAAGCATGGTGTGAGCAAGGCTGGCAATAAGCCTTGGGGTCATTGGCGTTGTCCTAATCAAGCAACTAGCGGATCAGCAGCAGGAGCAGACGATAAGTGTGAGCCTATTTGGTATGAAGTAAAGCCAGATGGCACGTGGGGAAAGCGAGCAGATCGTGGGTAGATTGTATTTCCAGAATCAAGACAACGAATGGGAGGAATTTCCAGATGAGGAAGCGCTGGCACATATCAGAGCTTCTGCTCAAATCTTGCAAGACATGGGTTGGGCAATCATCTGTCAAGGGTGCAATGAACACCCAACAATTCTACAAATCAAACATCGTTACATGAAACAGTCTTGGACTTGTAAATGTGGCGTAGTTAATTCTGCTGGACGTGCATGACGCGACACAGAAAAGACCGAGGATTGCGGACTGAGCGAGTAGTGGCAGCCTATCTCTCGCAATGGTGGGGAAGCGCAGTCGTTGGTCGGGGTGCAGGGAAGGACGTGGTCAATGTCCCGTTCGACGTTGAGGTAAAAGCACGTTCTTCCTTTCAACCTTTAGCATTCTTGAAACAATCAGAAGAAAGAGCTAAAGGCAAAGAAAGAAGCATCGTTGTTTGCAGAATGAACGGACAAGGCGAGGACGCGAGTAAATACCTTGCTTTTATGCGCATGAGCGATTTAGTGGACTTATTGCTAATGGCAGGTTACGGCGATATTCAACAAGACTCGGTACAATTAGAGCCTGATAGATGCGCTGTATGCGGATCATGGAAGTTAAAGGATGTGCCATGCAGGACGTGTCAAAAGGTTACATAAGGTAACCATGCCCATATACGAGTTCGAATGCGAAAACACAGAGAAATGTGAGAGCAACCTCAGATATGACAAAGAATTCTCGATTAACGATAGCCATCTGGTCGATTGCCCATTATGCGGATCACCAATGCGCAAGATTTATAGCTCTGTCCCAGCACACTTTAAGGGGTCAGGCTTCTACAGTACAGATTCTAAATAGTTATGCACACCTGTGGATAAGTAGGGGGCGACACGCATTTAACGCGGGAGTTATCCACATGTTTGACAGGCATGGTACTCTACGGGCTAGAGCCCATCAGGGGCTCAGAGCGAGTCGTTTACGACTAACTCGCTCGGTAGCACTCGCTATTGTGACAGCTCTATGCTTACCTATGAGTCACGCTAGTAGTGGCTCAATAGATGCTATGAAACCAAAAGACTTTATTCGCCTATCATTAGAAAAGAAAGAAGCTATTTGCCTAATTAAGTTATATGGTAAAGAGTCAGCGTTTAACCCTTATGCAATAGGCAACCTATCTGGTAAGTACCATACGTATGGGATACCTCAGTTAAAGAACGCTATCATCTATGATAAGAGTCCTATTGAACAGATACGCTATGGGCTCAAGTACATAGATCACAGGTATCAAGGCAATGCGTGTAACGCATGGAATCATTGGTTAAGGAAAGGCTGGCATTGAGTAGCAAGAAGGGTGATCCTCGAAACACAAAGGCTTACAGACGCGCTAGGGTCAAGGTACTCAATAGAGATGGGCATGTGTGTATGTATTGCGGATCTAGTGAAGACCTCACGATTGACCACGTGCTGAGCATTAAGAATCACCCAGAGCTTGCCATGGACATGGACAACATGGTTATCGCTTGCAAGCCGTGCAACAGTCGTAAAGGAAGCCGCTCACAAGGCGTTTTTTTAGCACAGAAGGACACCCCCCCTGTCTTTATGTCCTTTCTCTCCCCGACACGGTCGAATATAGCCGAGGACAGCCCGTTTAAGTCCAGACCAGTCCAAGACTAAACCGATGGCAGCCAAGCGATCCAAACCCTTACGAGGGGCAACTAAACCAAGGCTTCAAAACGTACCCCTCAAGGGCGAATCTAAAATACAAGATGTAAAAGACCTTTGCGAAATAATTCAAGTCCCTTTATTACCATGGCAGGAATACGTGTTGAAGGACATGCTGACAATTTCCAAGAATGGCGAATGGATCCGCAAGACTAATTTACTTCTGTGCGCTAGGCAGGTAGGAAAGACTCATCTAGCTCGTATGCTTATACTTGCCCACCTAATCAAGTGGGAAACCAATGTTCTCATCATGTCTTCTAATCGAAGCATGGCTTTAGACACCTTCCGACAAGTTACTCACATATTGGAGACCAATGACCACCTCAAGGGATTCGTTAAGCAAATCCGTCATGCAAATGGAACAGAATCTATTGAAATGTTTTCTGGAGCAAGGCTTGACGTTGTTGCGGCAACTAGAGACGGTTCTCGCGGAAGATCTGTCAGCGGACTTTTATTCATCGACGAACTTAGGGAAATCACGCCAGACGGATACCGAGCTGCAATTCCAACGACTAGAGCGCACTCAGGTTCTCACACGCTTTTGTGCTCGAATGCAGGAGATGCTTTCTCAGAAGTATTAAATAATTTACGCGAACGCTGTTTAGATAATCCACCTAAGTCTTTAGGCTATTACGAATACTCAGCACCTCAGCATTGTAAAATTACGGATCGTGCAGGGTGGGCTCAGGCAAATCCCGCCCTCGGCTACACAATCACAGAAGCGGCTTTAGAGGAAGCCGTGGCGACAAGTCCAATCGAAAATACTCGCACGGAACTATTGTGCCAATGGATTTCCAGTTTAGTCAGCCCGTTCCCGCCTAACAGCATTGAGGATTGCGCAGATGCAACGCTCTCAATGACTGCTGGCGCATACACAGTTTTTGCTTTTGATAAGAGCCCTAGCTCCCGCGATGCAGCTTTGGTGGCTGGTCAGATATTGCCAGATGGCAGGATTGGCATTGGCGTTCTTCAGACATGGGAATCGCTGGTTTCGGTGGACGAGCTTTTAATTGCCAAGGACATAAAAGCGTTTGCGGATATTTATAGACCTCGGCAAATTTTGCATGACAAATATGCTACTCAGACGATTGCAGACAGATTGACTAATGCTGGACAACTCTGTGTTGATATTTCAGGGGCTCAATTTTATCAAGCGTGTTCGGACTTGCTCGATAGCACGGTGGCGCGTAGGTGGGTTCACAATGGTCAAGATTTACTCATTACCCAGTTCTCCAATGTAGCTGCAAAAAATAATGACTCCAGTTGGAGAATCGTAAAAAGGCAAAGCGCAGGATCCGTGGCAATTCCAATCTCTGTAGCCATGGCTATATCGCAACTAATGAAACCACAACAGGTAGCGGCAATCTACTCGGAATGACCTACATGTAGTGTATAATTACCCTCTATGGGTCTCTTTTCGCGTAAGCCACAAATCATCGAAGCGCAAAACGCTCCGCAAGTAATGTCTGACTCTTACCTGACTTATGGTAACTATTTTCCTGTAGCTGTAACTCGTACTCAGGCACTTCAAGTCCCAGCAATTAAAAGATGCCGTGATCTAATCTGCGGAACGATTGCCTCAATTCCTTTAGAGTATTACAAGAAATCAACTGGCGAGCATATTGCTTCACCTCGCTGGGTAGAACAACCTTCTAAATCACAGCCACGATTTGAAACTATTTATTTCACGTTGGACTCGTTGCTTATGTTCGGCGTCGCTTATTGGCAGATTACCGAGACCTATCTCGAAGACGGAAGAATGGCTAACGCCCAATGGGTTAGCAACAGCCGAGTAACTTTTAATACAAACTCAACTAACAGTTATGTAACCGAGTATTATCTTGATGGCGCACCTTTGCCTATGTCTGGACTTGGCTCTCTTATTACTTTTCAAAAAGATGAAGGAATCTTGGCTGTTGGTGGTACAACTATTAAGGCAGCACTTGACGCGCAGCATTCTGCAAGCATCGCACTAGCTACGCCCTCTGCGACTGGCTTCCTAAAAAATACAGGTGCGGATCTCCCACCTAACGAAGTATCTGGATTGTTAGCAGCTTGGAAACGAGCTCGAAATAATAACGGAGTCGCGTACTTAACTTCTA